TTTTTAAAACAGCTGCTTTTTTTTATTTTTCTTTTGTAAACTCTAATATTTGCTTAATAGAATCAATTGCAACTTCTCCTACTAAACCGTTTATAATTTTTTCGATTCGTTCCATTTGTTCTACTGTAAGTCTATGTTTCATATCCATAGCTAACCCTCTTATATCCATTGCTAACATTAAATTTAATTGACTTTCTGTAGCTGCACCGTTCATAATTTCTGTATAAAAATCTACTATTTCTTTATTTATTTTCATTGTTTAAGCCTATCTTATTTTTCCTTTACAAAACTTCCGTCTATCATTTCTCCAGTTCTTTTTGAAATGGTATTATAAGCTGTTTCTATACACTCTGTAAGCTCTAGTTTGTACTCTTTCGCTAAGAAGTCTAAGAACTCAATGTATTTAGCTAGTTTTAAATCTAGGTTGTAAATTGTTTCAGATGTGAACATATCATAAACGCTTAAGTCTAATCTTTTAAGCTCTGTTATGTAGTATTTGTAGTCTGTGCTAATAGGTAAGCTAGTATCTCTAAGTTTAATCAGTCTAAAGATGATATAAGGGTTTTTAGCTCTCATTTGTGTTGAGATAGCTAATGTAACGTAAACATCTCCTATAGCGTCCTTAATCTCTTCTATAGCTGCTTTATTTCCGTTCTCGTAACTTTCAATAGCTGTTTGTAGTTCTAAACATTCTTCACTTGATTTAAGCAGTTGCTTTGTAAGTCGTCCGTCTTGTAATATTCCTTTTTCTTTAGCCCAATCTATAATGGGTGTGAAATAATCGTAATGTTGTTTCTTCATTTAATTCCTCCTAAAAATATTTTTTGCTAAACTCTTTATCAAAAATTGCTTGTATCAATATTCCTATCCCTGTTGCAAGCCCTGCGATTTGTTTCCAATCAACATTTGTTAATGTTAAGAAACAAACACTTACTACAGCGATAGTCCAGTATATTACGTGTAATTTGTCTTTTTTAATCTTTGGTAATTTCATTTATTTAACGCCCAGTTCCTCTCTAAATATTTGTACTGTTTTTCTCGAATAAGGCTCTACATATTCTGCTAACCTCTTATCCTGAAAATAGTCATAGTTTGTTGCAAAGTGTAGAAATGCATATATATTAAATTGTTCTTTTCCTATTTTCAAACAGCTTCCTCGTGGATAAAACTTTTCATCTATTTTTTGTAAGAATTGATTTTTCCATTTAATGTAAGTTGTATCTTTAATGTTGAAACACTTCTTAATATCTTCTTTTGAAATATAAGGAAAAGTTAAATCCAACTTTTGCAACTCAACTAAGTCTAGTTTTACCTCCTCCATTGAATCACTCCTTTTATAATAAATCAACTTAAACTTGATTTACTTTTTAAAAAAAATAACATTAGGGTCTACCTTATATAATTCGCATAACCTTTGAAAATCATACCAGTTTATATTTTTTCCGCCTCCTTTTTCCCAGTTGAGAATAGTAGCGGGATGTTTCCCTAACAATTTAGCTACATCTGTTTGAGTGTAGCCTGCGTTTACTCTCGCACTTTTTAAGGATAATTTCACTAATTACACCTCCTTTTCTTGTTGTACCTTTATTATAAATCAACTTTAAGTTGATGTCAAGTGTTTTTTTAAAAAAAACTTGATTTTTTTTGTTTTTTACTTGATTTTTTTCAAGTTAAAGTTTATAATTACTTATAAGAGAGGTGTTAAAAATGAGTGAAAAAGAAATTCAAAGTATTTTCTCTAAAAAATTAAAATACTATTTAAAGTTAAGGAATAAAACTCAACTTGATTTAGCAAAAGCAATAGGAGTTAGTAACACTACTATAAATAACTATGTTAAAGGTTACAACACACCTAGAATGGATAAAATAGATAAGATTTGTAATTACTTAAATATAGAAAGAAGTAATTTATTAGAAGACAAAGAAGAAAATAACAATACATCACACGGAATAAAAATTCCAGTGTTAGGTACAGTCGCAGCAGGAATACCTATTTCAGCTGTTGAGGAGATATTAGACTATGAGGAGATACCTCAATCATGGCAGAATCAAGGCGAATTCTTTGGGTTGAAAATTAAAGGGGATAGCATGGAGCCACGTATGGAAAGTGGAGATGTAGTAATAGTAAAGCAACAATCAGATGCTAACAGTGGAGATACAGTAATTGTATTGGTTAACGGAGATGATGCAACGTGTAAAAGACTTGAAAAAACAGATAACGGAATTATGTTAGTATCTACTAACCCTAAATATCCCCCTATGTTTTACTCATTAGAAGATATTCAAACTAAACCAGTTGTAATATTAGGAAAAGTAGTTGAATTACGCCAAAAATATTAAGATAGCTAGTTTTAGCTATCCAACATGGCAAAAAAGCCACCAAAAAAATATACAAACAGGAGTTTATAAAATGAAAAAAACAAAAGTATTATTAACAACATTATTAGCTGGAGCAGTTATATTAAGTGGTTGTTCTTCAAAAACAGAGACTAGTTCATCTTCTAATAAAACTGAACAAAAAGAAGAAAAGAAAACTAGTGATGAGCCTAAATTAGGAACACCTATTATTTTTGACAAACAAGCAGAAATTACAGTAAAATCTGCGACTTGGACAGATGAAAGAAATGGTTTTGAAAGTAAGCCTGCTAAAAAAGTTTTACTTGTAACATACGATATTAAAAACCTTTCAGATAAAGATATTCCAATAGGGGTAGAATTGAGTTTATATGTTAATGGAAAAAAAGCTGAATCATATCCTATTCAAGTTACTCTAAACAGTCTTTCTCCTAATAGAACACTAGAAAATGCAACTCATGCATTTGCAGTAAATGAAGAAGGCTCTTTAGAATTGGAAGTACAGCCTTTTATGTCAACTAGTGGTAAGAAAATAATTAAATTAGATGTGAAATAAAATAAAAAAACCTCTCTCTATAGGGGGTGCAATTAATATATGTGGATAGAAAGTACTAAAAACGGAAAAGTAAGGTATTATGAAAGAATTAAGTTGTTAAATGGGAAGTATAAAAAGATTTCTGTTCTGTTTGACAAAGATACAAGGAGTAATAGAAAAACTGCGATAGAGATATTAAGACTAAGAGAACTTGAAGAAAGTTCAGTTATAGACAATACAATTACTTTCTTTGAATCCTTTGACATTATCAAAGAGAAACATTTTAAAAATATCAAACCTAACACACAAGTACAATATGCTACAACTATGAATAAGATTAAGAGGTTATGCAGCGATATTTCGTTGAATAAAGTTAACGCTAACTACATTCTAAATATTCTTGATGATGTAGCTGTGTCAGATGTGAACTATAACGCTCATTTAGGCTGCATTAAAACATTTATCAAGATTCTATATAGGTTAGACTACATTCAAGATATATCTTTTCTTGAAAAGCTACAAAAGAAAAAGCAAACAGTAAAAGAGGAAACAAAGTATTTAGAGCAAGAAGAGATTGACTTAATACTAGAAGAGTTAAAGGACTATCCATATTACAGAAATGTAATTGAGTTCCTTGTAAATACTGGTTTGCGGTTTGGGGAGTTGATAGCACTAACATTTAATGATGTAGAAAATAACATCTTATCAATTAATAAGACGTGGAATATCAACGGAGGTATTAACACACCTAAGACTAAAAGCAGTAATAGAAAAATATCACTTAATCAGAAATGTTTAGATATACTGGAAAGCCAAAAAAGATTAAAAGCTAACTATCAGATTATATATAAGACTTACAATAACGATAAAAATTTAATATTCCCTAATCTACACGGAAATTACATTATACCTAGCCACTTTAGAAAAGATTTAAAAAAGATAGTAAGTAAGGAATTTAAGATTCACAGTTTAAGGCATACTCATGCTAGTTTATGCATTGATAAGGGAATACCTATTGAATATATCTCAAAGAGGTTAGGACACGAAGACACTAAGGTTACACAACGAATTTACATTCACAAGACTAAGAAAAGTCAGAAAAAAGAGTTTGATTTATTCAAGGATATATCATTTTAAATAAAAAAGACTAACATTAAAGTAAATGCTAGTCTTTTGTTTTTGCCTTATTTTGCCCTTTTTCTGCCCTTTTATTTTATCTTACTACTTGTTAAAGTTGATATAATAAGGTTTGTTTATTTGTGTTTCATATATGGGAAGCCTAATCATTTCATTTCACAACATTTCAAAAGTGTTCAAAAACGCTTGTTTTAACGTGTTTTTAGCTTCATTTCATTTTAATAAAACGTGCTATTTTGAAAGATTTTGTCCTTTTTCTGCCCTTTTTTATGGTGTCTTTACCATTGATTAATGGTTTACTTTTATATAATAACATAGATTCAACAAATATAAAAGAGGTAGTTTTTTTACTACCTCCTAAATTTTATCTTGTGTTGTGTAAGCAACTTAACACAAACTCATTTTTATTTACTACATCTTCATATTCGCTAAAGTAAAATTGATAATTTCTATCTAGGTTTTCATCATCAAAATTTACTTGAAAGATTAGTTTTTCATAGTCATCCTCTTCTAAGTGTCCTAAGTGGCTTTTCAACTCTTCTACACTGTTAGAAGTTGTAATGTCGTTTGGTTTATCTTCATGCCAAAAATCAACCCATGCTCCATCCTCTAATACTAACTCATTTATTATTACCATCATTTTATCGTAATTTCTCATGTCCATACCTCTTTTTTTATAATAATTATATAGCTTAATTGCGTTATCTAGTGTGATATTTCCTACCTTACTAGACTTTCTGTAACGGTCTATCTGCTGTACTGTGATACCTGTTTCTTTAGCTATTTTATAGCTTGTTAGGTCTGATTTTAATAATTCTTCTATTTCTTTTTTCATTATTTCGCTCCGTTCAAAACTAAGTCTATGCAGTAAGCTTCAAACTTTCTTCTTATGTAACCTGTTTTGTTTTCAATTAATTTTAACATTACGCCGTCTAGTCCGTTTTGTTTCATTGTAATTAACTCTGATAAACCTATTGAAGAATATTCGTAAACATCGTCCGGCGTTACTTCTACAAATTTACAAAAGTCTTTGAAATTGTTATTTAAATACTCTCTTTCTTTTGGTAGAAATGCGTGTATATCGTTTATAAATTCTTTTAATACTTCTTTTTTTGTTGTCATAATTAAATCTCCTTTTATTTATCTTACAATTATATTATACACAATATTGTGTATATTGTCAATAGTTTTTATAAACTT